AAAAGTAGGAAAATAATGCAAATACCTTTTGGAGAATGGCTACCTGATCAACCTGCACATGGTATGAAAGGTGCTAACGTAGCAACTAATGTTTATCATGCTTTGGGATCTTATAAAAGATTTCCATCATTAGTATCATATTCAGGTACATCAACAACTACAAAAGATGCTCATGGTTCAGGTTCATTTAGAGATAACTCTAATGTTGTATATAATTTTGCAGCAACTAAAACAGATATATATCAATTAGCATCAGGAGCTTTTACTTCTCGTAAAGGAAGTTTAAATGGCGATGATGATGATTTTTTTACATTTACACAATTTGGTCAATATGTAATTGCAAGTAATGGGGTAGACGCAGCTCAATTTTATTTAATGGGAACATCAACTAACTTTGCTGCTCTTACTTCAATTCAAACAGCAGGAACTTGTCCTTTATTTAGAGTTTCAGGAGTAGTTCGAGATTTTTTAGTAACAGGTAATATAGCTAATGCTACTAACAGAATACAATGGTCTGGTATTAATGATATTACTACATGGTCAGGTAAACAATCTGATTTTCAAGATTTACCAGGATCTGGTGGACAAGTAGTTCATATAACATCTGGTGAAGTAGGATATGTATTTAGGCAAAATCAAATAGTTCGTATGGACTATGTTGGTGGAGCAGTTGTATTTAGATTATCTGTAATTTCTCCAAACAGAGGAGCTGTTTATGGAAGAACAGTATGTCAAGATAATAGACGTGTATTTTTTTATGCTGATGATGGTTTTTATGAAATTCAAGGAGATACTGTAGCACCTATTGGAGTAGAAAAAGTTAATAGATTTTTTGATCTTAATTTAAACAAAGCATTTTCTGATAGAATAGTAGCAGCAACAGATCCATTTAATAACTTAGCTATGTGGTTATACCCATCTGTTAATAATGTAAGTAACACTACAGGTACTTGTGATCGTATGATTATATATAATTATGCTACAAAAAAATGGTCTTTAGCAGAAGTTAATGCTAGTCAAATATTTCCACAATTTGTAGGAGCATATACAGTTGAGTTAATGGATATTATATCTCAAAATCTTGATGATATTAATGCTGCATTAGATACAGATTTTTGGTCAGGTGGACAAATGTTTTTAGGTGGAATAGATGGAGATTTTAAAGCTGCAATCTTTTCAGGAAACTCTAATCAATGTGAAATTGAAACAGCAGAAATTGAAGGATTTCCTGGTGCTAGAACTAACATTCAAGGAGTTAGACCAATAGTAGATGCAGAAGCAACAGTTACTGTAAAAACTAGAGAAAGATTAGCAGACACAGAAACAGAGTCTAGTTCATCTTCTATGGTAGATAGTGGTATCAATCCTGTTAGACAATCAGGAAGATACATAAGAGCTAATGTAAAAATAGCTTCAGGTACAAATTTTAATCATGCACAAGGTATAGACATTGTAGCATCAAAAGCAGGATATAGATAATGGCAGATACAATAGATATTGATAATGTTAGATATTCATTTGAAGCACAAGAATATTTTCAAAGACAATTAGAAGAAGCAGTAAATACATTAGTAAATAAAAATAATACTGAAAGCGATAAAGCATTCAGTTGGTTTATGAATTAGGAGAATCATGGCAGGAACATTTTTAGGAAAATACGATACAACATCAGCAAATAACACAGCTACAGGAACTAATTCAGTTTCAGTAGCAGAAGGAATGCTACCATCTAATATTAATAATGCTTTTAGAAGTGTTATGGCAGATATTAGACAGCATTATAATGAAGCTGAATGGATTGAATATGGTGATGGTGCAGGTACTTACACAGCTACTTATGCATCAAGCACATCATTTACAATTGATGGAGCTAATGTAACAGCTATTTATCATGCTGGACGTAGAGTTAAAGTTGTAGCATCAACGCCAGGCACAATATATGGTACTATATCTAGTACATCTTTTTCAACAAACACAACAATTAATGTTACTTGGGATTCAGGAAACTTATCTAGTGAAGCTATTACAAGTGTACATATCGGTGTATTAGCTAAAACAAATAATTCAATACCTACTGGTGTTATTGCAACAGCTAATATAGCAGATGATGCAATTACAGCTGCAAAAATGGCAGCTAATTCAGTAGACTCAGACTCATACGTAAATGGAAGTATTGACTTAGCTCATATGTCTGTAAATAGTATTGATAGTGATCAATATGTAGATGCATCAATAGATGCAGAACATTTAGCAGCAGATATAATTACTGGAGCTAAAATTGCTGATAATGCTATTGATAGTGAACATTACACAGATGGTTCTATAGACACAGCTCATATTGCAGCAGATCAAATTACAAATGCTAAAATAGCAGATGATCAAATAGATTCAGAACATTATGTTGATGGAAGTATAGATCTTGCTCATTTAGCAGCAGACTCAGTTAATGGTTCAAAAATAGCAGATGACAGTATAAATTCAGAGCATTATGTTGATGGCAGTATTGATACTGCACATATAGCAGATGCTAATGTTACACTTGCTAAACTTGCTGCAAGTTCAGTAAACTCATCTAAAATTGTAGATGACTCTATTGTTAATGCAGATATTAATTCTAGTGCAGCAATAGCAGCAACTAAAATTCATGATGGTACAATTTCTAATACAGAATTTGGTTATCTTAATGGAGTATCTTCTGCTATCCAAACACAAATAGATGCTAAAGCAGCAACATCATATGTTAATGATGCAGTTGCTGGATTAAGAACTAGAATTATTGCAGAGTGTGCATCTACTGCTAATGTAACAATTTCATCAGCTCTTGAAGCTGGTGATGCTATAGATGGTGTTACACTTGTTGCAGGAGATAGAGTTTTATTAAAAGATCAAAGTACAGCATCTGAAAATGGTTTATATACTGCAGTAGGATCTGGTGCTGGTGCAGCATCAAGAGATACACAGTTTAATAGCATTGAAGAACTTTCAGGACAAATGATTGTAGTTAATCAAGGTAGTGTAAATGATAATAAAATATTTCTTTGCACAACTAATAACACAGCTTCATTAGGTTCTGATTCAATTAGTTATAGTGTTATTACACCAAGTAATTCTGGAACAGTAACAAGCATAGGAATAGCAGATGCAGGAGCTGGAGAATTTACAGTAGGCAGTACACCTATTACTTCATCAGGAAATATTACTTTAGCAATTAATAGTATTGCAGATACAAAATTAGGTACCATTGGTACAGCTAATAAAGTATCACTTACTGCCTTGAATATTGATGGTGGAAGTGATATAGGTGCAGATCTAACTACATCTGATTTAATAATAGTAGATGATGGTGCTGGTGGTACAAATAAAAAAGCTGCATTATCAAGAGTTGTAACTTTAATGACAGCACAAGGATTTGTAACAGATGACCCTACAGCCCTTGCAATAGCTTTAGGTTAAATTAATAATAAGGAGAAAATAAAAAATGGCAAACACATTTAAGACAGTAACATTTGCAGCAGAACCAGCTAGTGCTGGGACTCCTTATGTTATGTACACAGTAGCATCTAGCACAACAACAGTTGTATTAGGATTGGTACTTGCAAACATTCACACTACAGCAGTAACTGCTGAAGTAGAATTAGTTTCTACAACATCAAATAGAGGTGGAGCTAACAATGTTGCTAATGGCACATCAATGTTAGTTAAAGATGTATCTATTCCATCTGGAAGTTCTTTAGAACTTTTATCTGGTGGAAAAGTTGTATTAGAAACTGGAGATAAAATTCAAATTGATTGTTCAGTAGCTGATAAACTATCAGGTACTCTTTCTATAATGGAGATTACATAAGATGGCTTATATTGGTAAAATACCTGCACCAGCAGCAATTACTGCTTCTGATCTTGATCCAGCAGTTATTACTGGTCAACCAGCTTTAGCAACTTCTCCTGCTGATACTGATGAATTTTTAATTAGTGATGCTGGTGTATTAAAAAGATTAGATGCTAGTTTAATTGGTGGTGGTGGAAAAGTTTTACAAGTTTTAACAGATGCTGCAACATCAGCAGTTGCAACAACTGCTGGAACTTCAACTTATGTTGATACTGGTTTAAGCCAAGCTATAACTCCAGCAGCAACTAGCAGTAAAATATTATGTATGGCAAGTCTTTTTCATATAAGAAAAAATGGAGATACAAGTGTTAATTTTCGTTTAGTA